TGAAAAGAATAGACAGAATAGTATCGATGATGTTGATGACTTTACAAAACAAGAGTTTGATATTAGAATAAAGAAACACTTTGAAAATAGTATGCAACTCTACAAACAGTTGCTTAAACAAGGTATTGCTAAAGAGTGTGCGAGGTTCGTACTCCCTCTAGCAACTCCTACTCGTCTTTACATGACGGGTTCTTTACGTTCTTGGATTCATTATATTGATCTACGTTCTGCACATGGAACTCAAAAAGAACACATGGACATTGCTAATGGTTCTAAACAAATCTTTGTCGAGCAATTCCCAACTATCTCAACCGCATTGGAGTGGATTTAACATGCCTTTATACCCTGTAATAAATAAAAATACTCAAGAGAAAAAAGAACTCAACATGAGTATGAAAGATTATGATCAGTGGAGGAAAGACAATCCCGATTGGGATAAAGATTGGAACGCAGGTGTTGCAGGTAAAACATATGGGACACCTAAAATGGATGATGGATTTAAAGAAGTAATGTCTAAAGTCCAAGCAGCACATCCTGGTTCAAACTTGAGTCGTTTCACTTAAATTATGGCAAGAGCACGCAAAGGCACAAACTCTCCTAAAACTTATCCTAACGGTATGTCAAGGAAACAAATGAAAAGAAAGAAACCTATTGATTCTTCTTACATGACAGAGATCAAACCTCTGACAGATAATCAGAAGGTTGCTTTTGAGCAGCATGAATTAGGTAAGAACCTATTACTTCATGGTGCTGCAGGTACGGGTAAAACTTTCATCACTTTGTATCTTGCTTTACAACAAGTGCTTGACGAGAACTCACCATATGATAAGATATACATTGTAAGATCACTCGTGCCTACTCGTGAGATTGGTTTCCTACCAGGTGACCATGAAGATAAGTCTGCACTGTATCAGATTCCTTACAAGAATATGGTTAGGTATATGTTTAGTATGCCTGATGATAATTCATTTGACATGCTTTATGACAACCTCAGAGCACAAGAAACTATTAGTTTCTGGTCTACAAGTTTTATTCGCGGTGTTACCCTTGATAATTCTATTGTTATTGTAGACGAGTTTAGTAATCTAAACTTCCACGAACTTGATTCTATGATCACTCGTATTGGAGAGGATAGTAAGATCATGTTCTGTGGTGATATAACTCAAACTGATTTAACAAGAGAGAATGATAAGAATGGTATATCAGATTTTATTAAAATCTTACAGAACATGGAAGATTTTTCTTGTATAGAATTTGGTATCGATGATATTGTTCGTTCTGGTTTAGTCAAGTCATACCTCATCGCAAAATACAATTTAGGATTATAAATGTTTAATTTTATTAATGTTGATGTCAATGAAATTGATGTCGAACCTGTGAATAAAGATGGAGTAAGATTCTATCCAATTCCTGGTGCTGATAAATATTATCCAAGCGTGACCTCAATCACATCTTTCAAGAACGCACAATTCTTTAAGGATTGGAGAAATAAAATTGGTGAAAACGAGGCTAATCGTATCACTGCTCGTGCCACTCAACGCGGTACAGCATTTCATAACCTTGCTGAAGATTATTTCAAAGGTGAATTAAACACTGACACATACTTGGAAAATAATCCATTATCTGTTAGAATGTTTCAAGCAGCAAAATCTACACTGAACAAAATAGATAATATCTATTGTCTAGAGACCTTTCTCTATTCACATTATCTTGGTTTGGCAGGTCGAGTGGATTGTATTGCTGAGTTCAATGGCGAGTTAGCAGTGATAGATTTCAAAACTTCTACTAAAGAAAAAAAAGAGGAATACATCGAAAATTATTTTGTCCAAGAGACTGCGTATGCAGCGATGTTCCTCGAACGATCAGGAATTGAGGTAAAAAAAATTGTCACACTTATCGCCACTGAAGAAGGATCTATACAAGTATTTGAGAAGTACAATCTTGATGACTATCTACAATTACTTAAAACCTACATCGAAGAATTTGTTAGGGGAAGAAATGTCTAAAGAAAAACTTGAAGATAAATTTCTGACCGCTAGTAAATTCTCTACTGAGATTGAAAGGTTAGTAAAAAATAGTAATGGACTCATTACTTACATCGAAGCAGTAGTTACTTACTGCCAAGAGAATGAAATTGAAGTGGAAACAGTTCCCAAGTTAATTTCAAAACCATTGAAAGAACGTCTGCGTCATGAGGCACAACGTTTAAATTATATGAAAGCATCATCTAAAGGAGTTCTGCCATTGTGACTGGATTTGAAGTGTATAAAATGTATCTTGCATTAAAAAATCACTTCACCAGAGATAATTATGATTACCAAAAATACAATGGTAAAGTTTCCGCTAGTGAGAAAGCATTTGAACAGAGACGTGATCGTTTCTTTTTTAAAAAATTAGCGACAAAGTATTCCCATAAAGATGTCTTGGGATATTTCGTCGCTAATTTTATTAAAGATCCTAAAGGTTACATTGGTTCTTTTAGTAGGGAAGTCTACACTCAATGGAAGATACACCAAGAGTCTTTCACATATAAATTTAAACAGGATGTGAATCTTTTACTAGAAGAAACAGACAATAACTTTGATCATATATTTCTTTCTAAAGGACAACATCCTCCATTGTTGAAAAGGTATTATGCAGGTGAAGTAGACTTAGAGACTCTCGTTGTCTTTGAGCATTGTTTAGGATACTCTGATAACCTAGATAAAGTAATCAAAGATCCCATATGGAATGATACTAAAAAAAGAATTAAAAAGTATCAACCTTTTCTTGATATCGATTGTCAAAAATACAAGACGGTTATTTTAGAAACAATTAAAGTAAAGTTATGAGTACATTCTTTCAATCAGAAGAAGTTCAATCGAACTTACAAGACATTTTTAAAACATATCAAGAGATTGCTGTTATGAGTCAGCATCTACCTGAGATGAGTAAAGAACAAAGAATAGAACACATAGAAGATTGTATCTTTCTAATAGAAAAACAAAAAATATTTTACACACGTTTGTCTTTATCTTCTGCTAGTGGGGATGATGAAGCAGCAGACATGAAGATGAGAATCAATGCTATGTCTAATGCGTTTGGATTTAAAGACTTAATGGAATGTTTGGATACAATGATTACCACTTTACATAATGCTATAAAAAAGGAAGGTTGACAGTACCTAAATAGTGTGCTACGATTACACAGTAGCTTTAATACAACTAATACGGAGAATACAATTATGTCTTTCGCATCACTAAAAAAAGCATCTAAGGCAGGTGGAACCTTGTCTAAGTTGACACAAGAGATCGAAAAACTAAACCAACCTCAGAGTGGAGGAGGTGCTGATGAGCGTCTTTGGAAACCTGAGTTGGACAAGTCTGGTAACGGTTATGCTGTTATTAGATTCCTTCCTGCACCAGATGGTGAGGAAATGCCTTGGGCAAAGATCTGGAGTCATGCCTTCAAAGGTCCTGGTGGACAATGGTACATCGAGAACTCTCTTACTACTATTGGTAAGGATGATCCCGTTGGAGAATTGAACAGGGAACTTTGGAACAGTGGCAAAGAGTCAGATAAGAATATCGCTCGTGCTCAGAAACGTAAGTTATCTTACTACAGCAACATCTATGTTGTGTCTGATCCTGCACACCCAGAAAATGAAGGAAGAGTATTTCTTTATAAGTATGGTAAGAAGATCTTTGACAAACTCGTTGAAGCAATGCAACCTGCATTTGCTGATGAGACACCTATCGATCCTTTCAATTTCTGGAAGGGTGCTGACTTCAAATTGAAGATACGCAAGGTAGATGGTTACTGGAACTATGACAAGTCTGAATTCGCACAACCTAATACATTAGGTGACTTCGATGATGATCGTCTAGAACAGATTTGGAAAGAGGGATACTCTCTTGCTGAGTTTGAAGATGCTAAAAACTTTAAGACATATGAAAAACTTAAAGGACGTTTAGATTTAGTCTTAGGTAAAACAAATCCTACAGTTAAGTTTGATGCTGAAACTCTTGAAGAGGAAAGTCCTCTAGAAGATTTAAGTGAAGGCAAAAACTGGGGTAAAGAAGTCTCTGACTTCAGAGAGAAAGCAGTTGCTGCTTCTCCTATAGAAGATGAAGAAGATACGATGTCTTACTTCGCTAAACTTGCTGAAGAAGACTAACCACTTCACAAACTGTCACAGGGGATACTCCAAGTGTCCCCTTTTCTATTATAATTAGAATATACAAAGGAGTTACCATGAAAACTGCACTTGCTGCTATTCTACT